AAGCGCTAATGCTTCTGCACGAAGTGGTGTAATCCAACTTCTTCCATCGCTTGTTTCCTTTTCTTTTACGGTTCTAACTTCGGTTTTTTCAGCGTATTGCGGTTTATATTGTGCCGATGTTTCTTTCGTACCGCCATCATAATATCTGACCGCCACTTCATAGATAGGCATTATTCATCACCCCGAATAGGCCGTATTGCTTAAAACAAACGTGAACGTTGCTTCGTTCTTCTCGCCAAGCGACTGCGGATCGGTGTGTTCTTTGATGATAACCGACTTGTAAATGCCGTCATAAACCCCGATGATAACCATAGCGTTTGAGTTCAAATAGGAATATAGCGCTGAAACTGTCGCTGCGGTTGCCGTTGCGATTTTAACGTAGATAG